GCAGTTGCGGGCCAAACCGGGATTCACGCTGTCATAGAACGGGCGCAGCAGCACGAGCCACGTGTGCTGCAGGATGAGGGCATCGAGCAGCGGCGCATCGATGTGGCGCACCTTGCCGTTTTTGTTGGTGATGTCTTTTTGGAAGTACTTGATGGCCTTGTACTCCTGACTCTCCACGTCTGACAGCAGCCGAGCCACATTGGCATCGTAGGCAGAACGGAAGACCAGCACGGATGCTGTCTTCTGTCTGCCTACGAAGGTCTCTTCTGCCGCAGCGCGGATATGTTCCTTGGTGATAAACATAGTGTCAGGCTTGGGCTGAGATGGCCTACCTGTCACGGCCTTGCGGTCGCCGCCACCCCACGGGTCTTATATGTTCGCCACTCCTGGGCTGGTTGATGCCTCATGAATCGAGGTTGTTGTTCCAAGTATGGGCGAGCGAACCATTGTTGCGGTTCGTATTGCCGGCACTGTTGTTCGCATTCCAGTAGCGAGGGCAGCAGTAGGCATTGTTCGCATTGCCGCGAAAACGCAGGGCTAAAGGCATCAACCTTATTTCAAGCTCCGTCTCCGTATTCAGTGACCATGGTCCCAATGCCGTGGTTTGTACGGACACCGAAGCAATTCGGTGGCAAAGGTAGGACTTTTTTCTGAGACAGCAACAAAAATCCTAAAAATTCGACGGCCAAAGGCCGTTTTTGTGCCCGCCGACTGCGTCGGCTTTATTGCGACTGCGTCGCTGGCTGCGCCTTAGCTGCGCTCTCTTATACGAGCCTGGGCGAGCGAACCATAGGTGCGGGTCGTAGAGCCGGCACTGTAGTACGCAGACCAGGAGCGAGGGCAGCAGGAGGCATGGGTCGCATGGCCGCGAAAACGCAGGGCTATTCTGGCACGCTTGCCGACGGTAGTACACCATTCATTTCTTGTGTATGCATAGTAGCACTCTCCGCTTGTGAGGTCGCCGCCGTTGGCAATCTTCATGGGCGAATATCCCAAACGCCGTTTTGCATATCCGTCTATGCAGTTTGTGAGCGTTTCACCTTGACCGAGGTGGATGGCATGTTCACTGTTTTCTATTGCAAAGGTCGTGCTAGCATTTTTTGTAACCTCAGTATCACGCACCCAGTGTTCCTGATTCGTGATGATGTAGCAGTCAACAGGGTTCCCAGCCTTCGAAGTTGCCGGATCAATGGTGCATGTGCCTATGCACTCGGCACCGCCCTGACAGTAGGCTAAGATGTCGCCTGAGAGGTTCAGACCGCCGAAAAGTGACATGCGCAATAGGGCAGAAACTTCCCATGTCACGGCATTGCCGCTGGCATCCCATGCGCTGATGGTGTCTGTCAGTTCGCGATAGACTTTCGCATTCATGTAGCCATCGGCCATAGTTAGTGCACCTTCGACGTTCATGTAATAGTAGCGTCCACCGTACATCTCGAACCATACCGGAGAGCTAACATTAGTGGTTGGCCCAATCTCGAATTCAGTGGCAAAGCTGGCGGCCATCTGACTTTCCATACACTGCTCCTTCGGCCCTTCGTAGGCAAGTGTGTTATTCCATGTAGTTTTTGATGTACCTGAAGCCGTAGCGAATGCCGCTGTTGCTTTCCATTGGTCATAGCTATATGGTGCCGTCCCCTGCTGACGATAACGAATACCGCCATTTGTGCGCCACGTTGTTTCACTTTCGCAGGTTCCGTTACTGCTTATACCGCTTCCGAACTGAGTTTCGCGGAACGGATTGAGGCGGGAGTACAGCAGCTCGAGCGCAGTGCATAGCGTGTTGAGAGTGTGATAGCCACCCTCTGCGAACGGCACTGGACTGTTGGCATTGGCGTTGTTTGCTCGTGCAACTGTCATGGCCTTTACTGCTGCAACGTCCTCGACACGCGGGTATGTGCGCTCGTTGTCGTGAAACATGGCAGTGATGGTGTCCTTGTTTGCGCCATAGTAGCCACGGCAGCCAGTCATTCCCTGGTGCAGATAGAACATGTTGCGCGCCTTCTCCACACCATTGTCAGAGATGGTGCAGATCGGACCTGGTGACAATGCCGTAGGTTTGAGTAGATAGGGCGTGAGGTCGATTCCATCCCATTCGGTGACATCGGTGAAAATTCCGTTCCACTCTGTGCCGCTGGCGCCCACGACGTGATCGAGCAGATAGACATCGAAGTTAAACCCTGCCCCTATGCTCCATCGCTTTTCTGTGGTTTCCCATGGCAACAGAACATGTGCTTCGATATATCCGTCGTTTCCATCACTCTTGTATAGGGTGGGGTATCCTGAAGCCCAGCCCGTGACGCTGCCGTTCTTGTAGTATGGGCGCAGCACACTTTCAACAAAAGACTCAGGTTCATATTCCCCGGCTGCACAATATTCAACATACTGGTTTGAACTGTTCTTCCTGAACAACTGCAGTTCTGCATCTGCGGCCTGTGTGGTAGTAATATGCACGACTGGTGCATAGTCGCCACCTGCATAGCGCAACAGGTTGTTCCTGCGCAGAAGGCGTGAACCTGTTGCCGTTCCATCGTTGTCTGTAGTGTCGAGCAGAAAGAAGTCTATCTGACGTAGGAAGCCCTTGTTGCCCTGTGTCACGAGCGGCGTGATGCCTGACAAGTTGCCGCTGGCATCTCGTGTGCGGCCCTCGACATAGTTGTTGCCCGTCAGTTGTGGATAGTTGGGCGTGACCTCCACTTCCATTTCAGGCAGGTTAGAGGCAGATGTTGCACCTATCTCCTGAGGCGTCGTGACGAGCCATTCACCTGTACCTACGGATGTGGCCACACCCGTCTGCGGATTGATGGCATACCAGGTAATATTGAACAGGTTGTCCACGAGCGACGCGCTTAGAGGTGGAACCGTCACGCTGAGATCATTGACAGTCTGCCCACCGGCGGTGATGAGTGCGCGCTTGCGGATTGTCACCTCGGAACTGCCAAGCTCAGTGCGTTCGAGCATACCCTTGGCCATGTCTGCCACCACGATGCGCTGCACCAGAGGTGTCTCCACGCGCAGGTGGAACTCCTGCTCGCGGTAGCCTTGGTAGAGCTTAGAAGGTGATATTATGCCGTCTTCGTCGGCATAGTCAACGAGTTCGCCGTAGGGGATATAACCAGCACGGCAGACGAGCTTGACATCCTTCACCTTCAAAAGGTCCACGGTGACTTCCTTAGACACTGTGCCATTGGCATACCAGTCGGCATCGAACCATTCCACGTCCTCAGTCAGTCGCACGAGTCGGTGACCTATGCGCTGGAACCAGAAGTAATATGCAGTGCCTTCAGGTGTGTCGTCGCCATCACCGTCCTGGAATGCGTCAGGAACATCAATGACACCGTCGCGCAGCTGCACGCGGCATTTCCTTTTCCATGATGCCGCAGCTGAGAACTCGGCCACTGAGGCAAATTTCAGGGGATTGAGCACGCAGAGATTTCCTGCATACGTGCCATTTGTGACAACAGTTGCCAATGACAGATTCTCGGCCGAGCTGACACTTACTGTAAGGGGCTCTTCCGCTTGTACTTGATGCACCTTGCCCACGCTGTCTGTGAACGTGCCGACGGCACGCACTTTCATACCGTTTTCAGAGGGCTGGATGTTGCGGGTTATACGTAGGTTATAACCACTGACTGTGAAGCCTGGTACTGCAGAGCCTGTGACCTCGGTGACGACACCGCTGCTGACAATATACCAGCGCACGGTGTCACCGGTGGTGAACACATGCTCCGTTGTTGTCTGGTTGGCGGTGTTAGGGTCTGTAATCAGCACATGCAGCCCCAGCAATGTGGGGCTGATGTACGTGCTGCCGCTACGTGCTGCGCGGTCGGGGTAGTACGCTCCCGACAGTGCATCGTAGTTCTGGCAGAGAGTGCCGTCGGAATCTGCATTATCGACGCGCACCACAGCGTTGATGTTCACGGGATGCGTCAGCACCCCTATGCTTGATCTCTTTTTCATGGCTTAATGTATTATATTGTTACTTCGATGCTGATGTAGCCCGTCACGTAGTTGCCCCATGACACGAGGTTTGCGTAGGTGAAGTCATAGACCTTCTTCCCGCTGACTGTTCGCGATGTGACTGAACTGGTGACATCTGTACCCGTTGCAGATTTCAACACCATTGCCGGGGTAAAGCCCGAAGAGGTCACTTCATTGCCGTCAGCATCGGCAATGAAGGGCCGCACTGTTGCTGTGCCATTCTCCTCCACCTGTGTGCCGACGACACCACCTGTGATTTCGAAGGCTGCGAAATAAGGGTCATTGAAGTCATGCATGTTAGCGAAGCCGATATATGTCTGCCCGCCGGTTGTGAATTCGGCGGCAAACAACTCATCGCCGTTAACATTGTCGGCGGGTACGGTGAGTGTGGATATTCCCTCACCTGCAGCATTGGCAATGGCGTAGCCGTTAGTGCCATTGGTGAGAGTTGTCCGCTGTGTGCCGCTCATGTTGTACCATGTCGGGGTGACACCAGTCACGGCGGTACCCGTGGAGAGGTTTATGAGGCGTGCGCGCACTGTGCCGCTGGCAGCACCATTGGCGATGTTTGTGGCAGACATTTCGACGTGGTAGGCCACGCCGCCACCGCTGACTTCAACCAGCGTAACGACTTCCTCGTTGGTGTAGTATGTCTGCTCATGGCCGCCGGCAAGAGCCACCTTGCCGCTAATCTGCACGGAGTCGCTGTCGGCATTGGTGCCGTCGAAGACGTTTTTCATCACCTTGAAGAACGTCACTTGCTTTCCGTTTACTGTCTGTGTTTCTTTTTTGAATGCTCCAGCGCCGAACAGTGATGCAGCCGTGGACAGTCCTGTCGCGTTGTCGAACTCTATGACGCTGCCGTTCCAGATCAGCTGTTCGCCATAGCTGTCGTAGGCTGCGCCGCTGGTGTCCTGGACCACAGCTCGGAATACGGGGCCGTTGCCGCCGTCCCATGAAGGGGAGACGATGTTGCTGCCGCGGGCTATGGACTGTGCGAAGCCCTTGGAGCCTGCTGCGAACTCTATGCGTGCCATCAGTGTCTTGCCATTGACGGCAGCGGTGAGCATGAAGGAATTGGAAATCTGTTTCATGTTTATGAGAGTTTAGAGTTTGTCTGCAAGGTCTGTGTCGCTGACGTGCTCGACGGGTCCGAGCGAGAATCGTATGAGCGAAAGGTCGCGTGTGGTGATGACGACGCGGTTGTCGCGTGTGCGTGGTTTGCTTGTGAAGATTCTGCGCTGCTGGCAGACCTCTTCTGGAATGAGGATGTAGTGGGTCATTGTTTTGTGATGTTATGAGTTAAGGATTATGAGTTGCCGATAGTGAGTTTGCCTTGTATCTGGCGCGGGCGTCCGTTCTCGGTATAAGCCACCGTGAGTCCGAATTCGCAGCACAGCGTCTGGAGCCATCGCGAGCTACAGTCCTGACGTGTGGCGGCGCTATGCCTGATCTCTATGACGTTTGGCTGATTGCGCACGAGGGTTGGTTGCCAGAGCTCGTCTTCAGCCGTGGCGCCGCTGTTGCGCCACCATGTCCAAGACGTGTCGGTTCGTGTAAGGAAAGTGTCTGTAACATCTTCCTGCCCGAACATTAGGCATCCGCGGACGACGGCATACACGTCATCGACCCACACGATGCCGCCTCCGGCAATGGCCTCGAACTGTACCGACAAACCTATCTCATCCCTGACGCCGACAGTGAAGGCCCGTTGCACGGTCTCGGCGCCGCCCACGCCCTCCAGCGTGAACAGAGTGCGTCGCGTGAACCAGTTCGGCCCCATGTCCGCCATACTCAGCGTGAATGGTGAGGTGACCGACATGTGGGCAGCGTTCCACACTGCATCTCCGGCATCGTCGCCGCTCTCGCGCATAAGCTTGAAGCCCGTGAAGTTGCCGGAACCGTCGCGCCCCATGCCGTCGAGGACGCTAAATGTCACCACCTCCGGCGTAGCGGATGTCACCCAGCCGCCATTGAGCATCGACAGCTCGAAGTGCAGGCCGCTGACCTCCACTTCCTCTATATGACCGGACATGTAGATATTCTGTAGATAGGCAGAATACCCCTCCATGTTGATGCCGAGTATGCTCAAGTTCGACAAGTCGCCGAACTGCATGGCGATGTTTGCGGCCGAGAATTCCCAGGTCGTCACCCCGGTGACGTATCGAGTGTAGCGGCGTGTGCGGTAGGCGCTGGCCTGACGGTCTTTATTAGTTGGGTTGCCGAAGACGACGAAGTGCATGCCCGCTGCCGGGTGCATGGCTACGGGGTATGCTTCTGACGTCGCCCGCAGCACGTACTCGGCAGTGGCATTGTTTGCCCCTACCACGCGTGTTATGCGGAAATAGCATGTATAGAAGCCTGCCACGCGACGGTTGTTGCGTCCGTCGTCATAATTGTCTGCGCTGTTCACGGTAGCGTCTGTGCTGTGCCAGTAGCCCATGCAGAGGTCGTCGGTGTCGATAAGACCTATCTCACCCTCTTCGAGCTTCAGCGTCAGCGTCTGCGTGGATGTATCTACGCTCTCTATTATGCCGCCTCCGGGACTCTGCCACTCGTCGCCCACGATGACGCGTGTGCGGTTGTAGCGCAGCTCCGGCACCTCGAGCCATTCCCACAGGCGTAGCGAGCGCATCTCGCCACGCCCCTGTCCGTCAAGCACGCCGCCGTGACCTGCAGGTCCGCCGGCAAATGTCGTGCCGAGCTGCACACCGTCGGCCATTGTGATACGTCCGGCGGCTGTGTCGGGATTGATGCGTGACAGGAACAGTTTGCTGCCATATCGTGTGATGATCTCGGCCAGCTCATCCTCGGTGACTGACAAATCCAGTGCACGGATGATGTCGGCGAACAGCGTGCCTATGCGATTGGCATCGTTGGCGCTGTCCTCCGTCTCGTTGGCAACTACGGAGGCTCGTGCCAGCAGGCTCTGTATGAGTTTGTGGTCTATCATCGTGTGAAGTGGTCGTTGCAGTTGAGTGTAAGGAGATTGGTATCGAGGGTGAAGAGCAGCAGCCATCCGTAGAGCCCGGCATCTGCCAGCTCGACCCGGTGCGCTTCAGCCCCGAATGGCGAGAAGCGGCGAACTGGTGCCAAGCCTCTACCCTTATCGCGGATCATGCGTGCCAGGAAGTCGCACATGACAGTCTCCGTGTCCAGGAAAGCGGTTTCTTTCTCCGCTTTATTGCCGGAGTCCTGCACGTGTGTTGCAAAAGCCATACTGTACTGTCGCTGCAGCAGTTCGTCGCCTGCGGTTCCGGCTACCACCATGTCGCCTTCGTCGAGGAAGACGGCGGGGTAATGGAGGCGTCGGGCCATCAGCGTGGCGGCATCGTCCATGGAACAGGCGAAGTGAGGCTCCGTCTCAGGGCGGTGCCTCACCATCGTGTGCTCGGTGGCCAGCTGTTCGAAGTACTCTCTGACGGTCATGCCTTCTGCTGCTTGATGCGTTTGTCAAGGATGCGGATGACATCCATGCAGGGCAGTTCCTTGTACGTCTCGATACGTGTCAGATCATCGCCCACGAGGGTGTCAAAGATGTTCAGCCACGAGCCGGGGCGCTGCTTGATGGGCCGCGGCTGGGTGCCATTATTCTCCTGTGGCTCTGCAGCAGGGAAAAGATGGGGATAGGCTCCGCTGAGCCAGGTGCGGATCATACCCCAGTTGAAGGCGATGCCTTCGAGCACCCAGCGGTCGGGATAGTCCTCCAGCCGTGTGGTGACGCGTTGGATGTCCAGCTCGGCGAAGGGCTTGTCCTTCTCGAGGTAGAGTGCGGCTACCATGGAGAGCACGTATTGAACCTTGCCCGTGTAGACGTACCACTGGTAGAACTGATCCACGGTCATGAACTGTTGGAAGGTCATGCCTTTCAGCTGTGCGTCGGGTGCCATGAGGCGCAGGGCTTTTGTCTGCTTCTCTTTGTTCCATGGGATAAGGATCTCGGAGATGGGGAAGTGGTCGATTTTGTCCATCTTCCAGATGTCACGCAGCTGGTCTGTCAGCACGTAGAGTTGCCACAGGTCCAGGAGCGGCAGCATCTTCTCCGGGATGCCGAAGAAGTTAAGGAAGAACTGTTCCTCTGCGATGCGCCCCTGGGAGAGGGCGAGCAGGGCTGTGAACTGCTGGCCGGTGGCCTCGCTGAGAGTCTCGGGGATGTGTGCGGTGTGAAACTTCACGCGGCCATGTTCCCGGAATTCGAATCGGATTGTTTTCATGCCCAAAAAGTTTTTTTATCGTTGTTGTCACGTTTGAAGACGTCGCTTTGATGTCCGCTGAAATATTCCGGCCATTTCCATTCGATGAAGGCGAGCAGGGTGTCGGCATGGCGCTGTGCCTCTGCCTCGGCGATGGCGGCAGCGTCATGAGCCTCGCGTCGCGTGGCCGGGGTGACGGTCTGGTTGTCGGAGTTTCCGGCAGCCTGCCCGATGAAGTAGAGTCCTCGGTCGGTGATGGATCCTGTCTCGCGCAGGAGCTGTGCCACGGCCTTCTTCACGACGAAGGGGATGCACTGCTGTCGCAGTTCCTCGTAGGTACGGGAGGGGGCTCCCGATGCAGAAGCGGAGGGGACTTCGGCCGTGGCTGTTCCGGCTTCGAGGGCCTGCAGCATCTTGGTGTAGAGCTGCCAGCCTAAGAGGGGGCGCAGTTCGTTGTAGCTGATGGCCGTCAGGATAGGCACCAGGCGCAGGAACACAAGGCGGGAACTGTTGATGAAATGTACTCGGTTCACCTCTGCGGTGCGTTGCACGATATCCGTGCGGGTGGTGGCGTGGACGGGCATCTCGGCGTAGCCCTCCAGTTCGGCAAATTTGGCATCGAGGAGGTCGAGGATGCTGTCGATGGCGTTGAAGCCGCGGTTCTTGAATGTCTGGCGCAGGCGGTCCTCCTGATACTTGTAGGGGCTGCCGAAGTTCTCCGTCTGCTGGCGCTGGAAGCCTTGGTCGGTGATGCGCAGCTGCAGGGCATCAAAGTTAGTGTAGTAGGCCAGGTTGGCTTCGGCAGCCTGCAACACCTGCAGCAGCTGCTTCTCATCTCCGCTCTTGTCCTCTTTATCATATATGCTGCGGAAGGTGGCCATCAAGGCGGAGCCGAAGACGGGGATGAGGTAGAGTTCATCGGCCGCCTGCAGGGAGGAATAGACTTTCTCGAAGCTGAGTGCGGAGGAGACCGGGATGACGGCATTCATCTCCTGACCGTTGTTCCAATTATCTTTTGAGAAGAACATCTTTGGAATTTACAATTTTACGACTTAATATTTTCATTTAGCTCAGGGTCTTCTTGGTTCCGGCGCCCGTGTCGAGGGTGGTGAGGATCGTGTTGCGGTAGCGCAGCTGTATGTCGTCGCCGTAACCCCATGAGCGCAGCATGAGGTAGATGGGGTCGAGCAGGTTCTGGCGGTCCACCCAGGCGTTAGCTATGTTCACCAGGAAAGCCTCGCGGATGTTGGAGCCGCCCTGGTTGCCGGCGTAGGTGCCGCCCGGCATGCCGGCGCCGAAGACGTTGGGGTTCACGCCCAGGGTGAAGAGGATCTCGGAGTTGGCGGCAGCGGAGGTGACGAGGTTCTCGCCGCCCTTGTACTTGTTGTCCAGCGCATTTATCTTCCACTCCTCCTCCACCTTGCCGTTGGCCTCGTTGACGGCGTACATCGTCATCAGCGGCTTCTCGGCGTTCTCCACGCCCGTGAGGTTGCGTTCCATGTCGTCCATATACTTCTGGATGTCGGCCTTGCGTTTCTCGAGGCCGGATGCTCCGAGGTTGCTGTAATCCTGCAGGGGGAACTTGCGGTCCCAGAAGCTGTAGGGAATCTGCACGTGCCATTTCCAGGTGATCTGGTTCTTGTAGGCCTTCTTCAGGAACTTGGGCACCTGTTGTGCGATGTCCACCCATCCGAGGACGTAGGCGGGCAGCCAGACGGGTTCGGCATAGACGTCGTGGTTGCTCCAGCTGTCCCGCATGAGATAGACCAGCGGCTGTTTCAACGCCCCACGGAGGCGGCGGGTGTCGTACTCCAGCTGCGGGTCGTAGTCCATGAGGGTGTCCAGCACGCGCGGCGTGTCGCCCTCAATGGTGGCGGGCAGGCTGGGCCAGCATCCGCTGACTATGCACTTCGATCGCCCCACGGCATCGGGTACTGTCTGGCGGGCATACAGTGCATTGATCGGATTCAGGCCGATGATGCGCTGCCCGGTGGCGTCGGGCACGAGTTCCACGGGCGAGCAGCCCATTTTGAAGTAGTCGCGTGAGGCGGCCTCGGTGAAGCGGCGCACCATGCGGCTGCCGAGCAGGGCGGTGAGCAGAGGATCTTCAACGGGCTGCAGGCGTTCGTTGCCCTTTTCGTCGTAGCCTTCGATGCGGCAGGCGAACAGTCCCTGGCCCAGTGTCAGGTTGCGCAGGAATCGCAAGCCGGTGTTGAGTACCGACGTCTCACCTACGACCTTCGCTGCGTGGCGCGGGAAGTCGTTGTCGGGACCCCACTGCAGTATGCGGTGGCCCTCCCATTCGAGGTAGGAGGTCTGCAGGCGCTCGAAGGGTGCCAGGATATCGCGCTTGCGCACCTCGTAGTTGTCGGGGCGCCCGGTGCTCTCGCCGAAGACGGCGGAGGACTGCATGATTAGGGGCGTGCCCTCTTTATTGAACAGGATGTCCATTGTACTGTACGATGTTATAGATTCGGACGGGATAGACGTGTATGCCGGGCTCGGGGTTGCCCTGGCAGTCGCAGGCCTGTACGCCGCGCACGCGGAAGACCTTGTTGTTCATGCGTCCGGCGCCGCAGGCATAGGCCTGTGGGAAGTAGATGAGCTTGCCTTCAGCCGTGACGAACTTGATGGAGAAGATGCGCCGGCGCCCGTCAGGGCGGAAGCGCACGTCCATCTCGTCGAGCACCTGGCTGCGGAAGAGTAATTTCGGCTCTGATGTATTCATATAATGTCAATGATGTTTTGCATTTACAACCAATAAAATATAAACATTAGGCTAAAGTGTCTAATTGAATGTATAATCGTGTGTATAATCGAAGATTCTGTGACGTGTCTGGCTGGGGTCTGTATCGCCCTGTCGCAGGACCGTTTCCTGATGCATGGCCGATGGACGTAGCGTCAGATACGCCGTCGGCGGTGAGGTATGCGGATGGCTGTCAGTCATTTCTAACGCCGTGACGGTCATCTTCTGCCAGCAGTCCTTTCCGTTCTCATGTATGAGATAGACATCTGACGAGGCTGTGATGTCTCTCAGACTGTTACGGCGGTTTTTGTCACTGAAGCGCGCTGCGAGGCGGTGTTCTGTCACTTCGCGAGTGTAAGTCTTCTCAAAGTCGCGATCTATCCATGCATATTCGTTATCAAGCTCCGTTGTCTCAGCGTCTGTGCCGGTAAAGGCCTCCGTCTCCAACATGCCGAAGCAGTTAGTGAAAGCCACCACACGCTGCTGAGCGTGGTGAGAGCGGTCGATGTTGAACGTCACACTATCGGCCACCGTCGTGCCTTTCATCAGCTCTGCCGTGACACGCTGCACCTGCCCCACAGCAGCTGCCTCGGCGATGTCTGCAACTGTATAGTGCACCACGGCGGCGTATGCTGGTGCCGTTCCGTTAGCTGCGCCGCTGGCGGCGCTACTGAGGTCTATACCTACCGTGGCAGTCTGCACAGTGCCTTCGGACACGCCCTCAACGACGAAACGTGCCGACATGCCATCCATGAGCAGTACGCTTAGGCATACGGGCTGCACGGCAAGTATTGTTCGCTCCGTGTAGCGTGTGAGCCACACGGCAGTAGCCCCTGGTGTGACCGACGTGCGGCGGCTGGCATAGTAGGCATAGGAATGGAAGGTTGGCTGTATTGTCGTCCCGGAAGCGTCATAGAGCTGGGCCGTGAATGCGGCACGCACCACCGTTGCCAGCCATACGCCATGTCGCACCACCAAATCCTGACGCAGCGGCGTAGGGCATGGCTTGACATAGGGTTCAATGAGTTCTGCCAGTCCGCGCAGTGTCACAGCACCATCGGCATCAGCCACATATGTTTCTGTAAAATCAACGGTATTGCCGTTCTGCGGCGTAATGACCAGACGCACCCGTGCGGCTGTTGCCGCCGACGTCCATCTGACATCGGGTACGTCGTGTACGAAGTAGCTTGCAGCGAGTTGTGTTGTCGTTATTGCCATTGCATGATATCGTATTTGAGTGTGATACTGGGAGCGTGCAGGCGGAAGTCGTATCCGACGCCGAGCTCAGCCCGCTTGAAGCGGACGCCGCCCATGAGTGCCGCCTGCTCGCGTCCCAGCTGCACGCCGACGGTGAGTGCCAGTCGTGCCGGGGTTCCTTTCCTATGCTCATGTATATCGTAGGAGACATCGAGCTGTGCCAGGTCGAAGTCGATTGCCCGCCCGATGATGTCATTCTGAAAAAGCGTGTCGGTGATGCGCACGGTGGCCATGTCGCGCAGTCGGAAGGAGTCCGTCAGCGTGCGGGCAGTGAAGTAGCTGCTGATGATGGCCGCCGTATCGACGTCGGCCGGCACCTCGCGCACCTCTTCGCGGACGACCACTGGGCCGGCCGTGAGGATGGTGTCGTGCAGCCACAGCGTGTCGATGTGCAGCTCCACTATGGGGTTCTCATCCGTCGGTACCGTCCTGGAGCAGTAGCGGACCAGCAAGCAGCCTACAGCCAGCCATGCCGCCATCGCGAGCAGTGATGTGAGTATGCGTGCTCTCTCACTCATAGCCGGCCTCCTTTCCTTCACCGTCGTGTTCGTCCTTGGATATGGCCATCGATGTCTGGCCGTGCGAGATCTTCAGCTCGTAGCCCAGCTCCACGGCACGCATGCCGAAGGCCAGTGCCGGGAAGACGATGAGCTCGCCCACGGCCGTGAGCACCGAGCCGTCGATGATGCCCATGGGCGGCACGAAGAAGCCGCCGACGATCAGTGCCACCGACAATACGAAGCACGCGATGAACACCCAGGTGCACATCCGGCAGCGTTCGCGTTTCACTTGTTCACTCATATTGTACATAATATATAATAAGGTGTCACTCGTTTTGCTTTTCATCGACAAAGGTACAACAAACGTTGGGATGGGCGTGGGACAGGAAAAGGGTGCTATCCTCACGGACGGCACCCTCACAAAAAAACCTTATTAACTAAATTAAAAAAATTTTTAGCCAGTGCAAAGATATCGTGGCAGTTCTAACACTGGGTGGGACACATACGCTTTCATTCGATTTTGTCGTATACCACCCAATATGGGATACCCGTAACGAAAGTGAACGTGTAGCCCAGCTCCTGCATCACGCTGGCCACTGTCGAGACCGACACCGTGCACATGTCGCGGTATCGATACTGGAGGTCGCGGCTTGTCACCAGCTGCCGCGTCTCCTCGTGTCCGGGAACGTCGTCGTTGGGCTGGTACAGGTTCTCAATCATCTTGCGGAAGAGCTCGCGGTCGCTCAGGCAGTCGCCGCCCTTGGCGGTCTGCTCCGCATTTTGTTTCTTACTGGAATTGCCCATACGATCGGTCTCCTATCATTGAGTACAACAGCTGTTTCATGTCCGCCACCACGCGCACGGCAGCGGCAGCGCCCTCGTCGCTTGGGCGGTACTGGTCGCCCAATGCCAGAGCGGTGACCACGGCATCGCCGAAGCTCACCATCTCGCGCACCGTTGCCCAGTCATCCTGTGCCAGCAGTGCCAGCACCTCTACCTGCTCTTCGTTCAGCGTTATCTTATAGCTGCCCATGGCCACGGTCACGCTCTGCGGATCCTCTGTATTATTCTTATTCATGATCTTCAGTTTTTGGGGGATTGATAGTAATCGGGTTTCCGGCCTGCTCGGGTTCTTGTTGTTCGACGGCATTGCGCACGACCGTGGTGCTTAGACCGTAAACGATGTTGTCGTTGTAGGTGTTCTGCGGCTTCACGTATATGTTTGGACTCTCAAGGCCGTAAAAATCCTTAAACAACTGTTCGTGGTATTCAAAGGGCTTGCACCTCTGATACTTCTTCTCCAGTTCATCTTGTACCCTTTTCAGATCCTTGACCACCTCTGGGAAAAGTTCTTCGTTTACAAGGGTATTGTCATATCTGAGGCGCACATATTCGCCCAGTTCCTTGCCCATCTTATTCACGGAGTTATACGTCTGAACTTTTATGAAATAGAGATTCATGCCTCACCCCCTTTCTCCTCCTTTTCGTGGAGGCACGCCCCGGCCACCATGAAGGCGGCCAGCGTCAGCAGCGCTTGCGGGATGTTGTCAGCCCCGGTGGCCAGCACCATGCCGCCCATCAGCGCCACCCCTCCCACCGTCGTGCGATGGATGAGGGCGGCATCGGTGCAGCGTCCGATGATGGCACTCAGCTTTAAGAAAATTGCGTTCAGTGCTACTTGTTTAGCACTTGCGGGCCTCTGGCCCAGGTTCATGGATCTTGTTTCCATAGTTCTTTGGTTGTTGTAGCATTATAGACAGAGAAACGGCTGCCATACCCCGTTTGCTACAACAACCAAAGAACTTCGGCCCCGAAGAGCTAAATACTTGGTGGGTATAGGCAGCCGCCTTTATAATCCCTCTCAGAGGGAATCCTCGTAAGGCATAAGAAATGCCCACCGAGGGAGTGAGCAGGTGACCGATGCTCGACGGGAACCCGAGGGTTCTTTGGTTTTGTAGCGCTGCAAAGGTAAGGCGATTATTTGAATTGACAAAGAAAAAGGCGAGAAAACTTAATTTCTCGCCGCAAATATGCTGATATAGCCTCATTCATACTGTGAAAGCCATTTCTTTTTCATCTTTTCATAGACTAAGTCAGAGAAAAAGAAACCGTCTTTCTTCTTACTATCCATCCATGAAACAACATTCGCAGGTTCCACGCTCTCTAATTCATGAAGCAACTGCGCTTCATGATAAGGTTTCAGAATATCCCCAACCTCTTTAAACACGGCATTCGAGATGCCATATTCAGCGGTCTCATAGGTTTTCCTGAACCATGATTCCACGGCAGCTGGATCTGCATGAGTCACCTCGTATGGAATATAGTCCACCGGATAGTGACCATTGATTATTTTCATCAAGCCACGATACACATCATCATCTACCCATCCGTCACGTTCCTTCAAACGCTCCAGTTTGCGCTCTGCAGCCTCTGGAGAGAGGTTGGAATAATCTTTGATGGGTGATTTCTGATCACAGAAAATATCATTGGCCTCCTTCTTTCGCTTTTGAAGCTCTCTTTTCTTTCTGTCAGCTTGCTTTTCTTCCGGCGTCATCTTTCGAAGCTCTCTTTGTCTGGCAAGGCGTTTAGCCTTCTTCTCGGCTTCAGCTCTCGCCAGTAACTCCGGGCTAACCACAGAATATAATGGGCGTTGTTCAGAAACGCTTACATCCTGTTCCCCTGTTTCATTGTCATCCTGAGTAACAAGCGACTGAGAATTCGCCGCCTGTGCAGCAGCCTTAGCTCGTTCTTGATCTATCCTTGCCCAATACTCATCTAACTCTTTCTTCCGCTGTTCCTCACTTTTCTCCTCGACCTTTCGAGCTTCGATTGCCTCGTTGCGTCTCGCGATCTTTTTATTTTTCTCAATACTAGAGACAATATTACCGAAGAAAATAACTACTATTATAATTATAGCAAGTATTGCAAAAACTTCGACACCATTCATTTCTGTTATTTATGAAGTTATAGACATATCACACCCAGTACTCTTTATCGCCAACCCTCATCTTCTCGCATCCTTCCTTTGTCCAATCACGCCGATGGCTGACTGATCCGCGCCATCCAGCGGCACCGATTTTGATGATGAAAAAGCCTGCTATGATGAGGATATTTGTCATAAAAGTGCTGTTTTCGTGCTGCAAAGGTAGGCAAAAACAGGCTAAGAACAAGAAAAAGTAGCGAAAATGATAACTTTCCCCTAAAATATTTGCATAATAGCAACCAAATTGCTACCTTTGCATTGTCAAACCGAAAGGGATGACAAAGAGATCTTTCACACAATGAAGTACAACGAACTGAAAAGGAGGTTGATGAAAGCAGGATGCTTTCCACTTCATGCAGGAAGCCGCCACGAGAAATGGCTGAACCCCGCTAACGGGCGAATAACCATCATCGGACGGCATGGAACCCAAGAGATTCCGATCGGAACTCTCAGAACTATTCTTAGACAGCTCGGGCTTTAGGCCCGGGCTATCTTTCCTGCCAGTTCAAATTCTGAGTGTTTAAGGTCTCTCTTTTTGACTCTACAATCTATATTAAGAATATGAAGCAGAAACTGACTGTAATTGTGGAAAAAGGCAAGGGAGAGCGTAATTTCTCATGCTTTGTAGCGGAGGATTGGTCCAAATACGGGCTTATTGGCTATGGCGGCACAGCCCGTGAGGCGATGGAGGACATTAAGGTCTCCGCTCAGGAATGCAAGGAGCTTGCAGAAGAGCGTGGTGAGGAGTGGCCCGAGCTTGAATTCACCTATCTCTTCGATGTAGGAGCTTTCTTCGACTACTATCCCCTCAACATCTCTGCCTTTGCAAAGTACATCGGTATGAACGCGGCACAGCTGCGTCAGTATGCCAGCGCCATCAAGGAACCCCGTCAGGCAACTTTGGATAAGATTCATGCTGGCATGAAGCAATTCCTCCAAGACATAGGCACCGTACCCCTGATTGACCGTGCCGTCACCGCATACGCCTAACGGTTATCCGTACCGTGGCAGCTTCCTGCTGAACTCGGAAAACTTCATTAAAAAGATCTCTTGACGCCCTTAGCTGTGAAGCTGAGGGCGTTTTTTTTTGCGCTGCTTCCAACGCCCTGGGAGCGGCGCAGGGCGCTTTTGGTTCGCCCCGAAATGCCGAAAGCTAATGAATGTTAAAAGGAATGAAAAACCCACTGAGTATGCGGAAAACAGGCCTCCATTTTGGAGAAATGAGGCCTTTTTCTCACAGCGAAGCCCGACGCGCCCTAAGCCGCGGCGCAGCCCTCACCGCAGTCATTTAGGAAATATGACGGGCACCCTCCCCCCTCGGTGCAACTGCGGGCGGTGGCGGCGCAGTCGCTGGCGCAGCGGCAGAGCGCAGCGCAGCGAGCCTTGTCCTGCACCGCAGCGCGGGCGCAGTCCTTGGGCTGCGGTGCGGAGTCGAGTGCATAGTCCTATGCTCTCGATGGAAAGTCCCAGCAGGCTCTTCGCCGTGCAAGTCACGGCCACCAGCTTCATGCGTGGGCTCAGACGCGGACATATAGAAGATGTGTGGGCGTGACCTGCACGGCGATGTGTCTGCGGGAGCGTGGCACCCGTGCGCTGCGGTGTTGAGTCGAGTGCATAGTCCTATGCTCTCGATGGAAAGTCCCAGCAGGCTCTTCGCCGTGCAAGTCACGGCCACCAGCTTCATGCGTGGGCGCAGGCGCGGACATATAGAAGATGTGTGGGCGTGACCTGCACGGCGATGTGTCTGCGGGAGCGTGGCACCCGTGCGCTGTGGTGTCGCGCCTACCGTCCCCGGGCATGAACAATGGCCTTGGCCACTGTGAACGGCTCAGGGTGGGCGGGAACGGTAGGCGCGACACTCTCTGTTGCCCCTTGGGGTTGCGGCAGCTTATTGGTCATGCGGTCCTGTGTCGGCGGGTTTTACCCAGGAACACAGCACCGCAGACCGTTGCGCCCATGGCGCTGAGCCGTCGGATGAAGGCATCCGATGTCGCGCCTGTGGTGTAGATGTCGTCAATGAGCAGCACCTTGCGTCCGCGGAGGCTGCTGCTGATGGCGACGTTTTGGACCAGGCGCTCGTCTCTGGGCGCTCCATGGTGTGCCTTCCTGCGATGGCCGATGACTTCAATGCAATCGAAGCCGTCGGCCGTCCCGAGGATGGCACACAGCATCTGCGAGAACTTCTTGTAGCGTCGCACGTAGGTGTGCTGACAGCTTGCCGGCACGCACACGATGACCACTTCGCTGAGCTGCGCCGCGCGCAGTGCCCGTCCTATCTCCGTGGCCGCCCACTGCTTGGCGTAGGTGCGTCCGTCCTTGAAGTCAAGGATGCGGCGGCACGTCTCTTGCTGCTCGAAGGTGGCCCGGCGTTGCTGCCGGCGGGGGATGTAATCATAGAGTGCGTACTTCAACATGGCCGTATCTCCTTTCAGTTGGTCATACAATTACGGAGAAAGCAGCCTCACTGGGCTGCCTTCTCTCGCTTGGTGCGGCGGGTCTTGCGCTGCTTGGCCGGGGTGGAATCCCCTTCTGGAGAACCTGCGGGCACAGTGACCTCGGGTTCTGCGGGCTGCGCGGGTTCTGCGGGCTGCTTCGAAGCCTTGTGCAGTTGCCGGAGCGTCTGCAGGGAGGTGTCCGAGATGGTGAAGCCACTGCGTTGCTTCAGGATGAAGGCCAGGCGTATGGCGGCGAGTGGTTGCTTGCAGTAGCCCTGCAGTTCGGGGTTGTCGACTCCGGTGACGTGGACGTGCCACACTTGGTTGTCGCTCTTGTTGGATTGAACCATCTCTGCTACGATCATCTTCTTTTCCATGATGTCTGTTATTGTTAAGGGGTTAAACATTAGAATTCGTAGATAGTCATGATGTTGATCTGTATGCCGTCGGCATAGGCCAGTTCGTGGGCTTCGCGTGCGGCCTCGTGGTGCGACTCGGCGCATACCTCGTAGGTGAACTGGTCTCCGTCGAAGTCCTGGATCTCAACGGTGAACTGGTTGCTGAGTAGGCAACGGCGGTGTCTGCGGGTGCGGAAGCTGGAGGTCATGTAGGGAGTTGTCATTGTGATGAAGTTTTTAGGGGTGAATGAATAGATTTTTTACGTTGCTCTACCAAGGTAAGCCAGGTGCATCGGTGCAAGGACGCAGATAATTATTTTCACCCTTCAGGGCGCCAGCAGAAATCAGTCAGCCCCTGGGCACGGCTTATTTGTTTGAAAATAATTATTGAAGCCAAGTCCTCCGGACATCCTTGCAGCGGAAGACGGCGAATTACCTTTGCAGCGGAAAAAGTCGTTTGTTCATTCACCCTTGAAAACTCACGACGACAACTCCATGACCTCCGGTTGCGCCCGCTACAGCAGCCCTTGCCCTGCAACCGGCGTGGAGCGTCCACGGACAGGAGCATAGTCACCAGCGAGGTATGCGCAGCACCATGTGCCCGCACGCAGCCCTCAGAACTCCGTTGGCGATGGCATCCGGCATCGTGACTATAGGATACAAAAAAAGAACCCCGCGACAGACATCACGGAGTTCCATTTACAGAAGCAGAGGTGGAAGAATAAGTGAGGGGTGACAACCGGGTGTCGCTACACGCGGATGTCGACAAACGAGTACTGCTTCTGCAGCAGGTCGCCGTATTTGGTCCAGATGCGTTTGTCCACGACGTCGCCGAAGTGCGTGGCTTCCTCGGGCAGTATGCTGTCGTTGCGCTCCGAGCGTTTGTCCTTCTCGAAGCGGCCGGTGGGCAACTGGCGGACCCGGGTGTTGTTCATGCTGATGAGGATGTACTTGCAGCGCTGTGCGTTGAAGCGCTTGACGGGGAAGCGGCGGTCGGTCTCTGCGAGGATGTATGACCAGAGGAGATACTTGTCATGTTGTGGCGGCTCCATGCCCCGGTGGGTGCGCGTCTCCACGGTCCACCCGTGGCGCTGCAGGCGTGCTATGGCCAGTTCGTTATATGTCTTTCGACTGTTGGCCCGGTGTGCGTCGCCATAGCGGTCGCGATAGAAGATGACGAGCTTGTTGGAGTGGTGGCGATAGTAGCTGGCGAAGCGGTCCACGAGGGCATTGACCTCGGTGTCCTGTTCCTCCTCGCGCTTGACGAAGAACTCGTTGATGGTGTTGTCGACGATGCGGTCGGGCATGAGCGTCTTCGTCGTCCAGTCGAAATGCGATGGCTGAGCCACCTCCATGAACGATGCAGAAGAGCCCCAGTCGAAGCACACCTCCAGCGGTTCCGAGGGATTGCAGTCGGCATCCATGCGGCTGTCGCGCTCTGCCAGCTTCGCCCAGGCGAAGTCCGTGTCCTCGGCGAAGTCGCGGATGAAGGCGTCGTTGTCGGCGTGGTAGTATTTGTGCTGATCCGAGAGTTGGTAGTAGCAGTGGTCAATCTTATCGACCACGTAGTTCAGGATCTCGATCATGAACTGCAGTTTGGCCATCACCTTGTACTGGTTGACGATGTACGACATGCCCACGTTGGCGATGTTGTCGAAGATCGAGGCCAGCATGAACAGCGTGCCGTCCTGGCTGACGAAGGGCTGTATCTGTCGCCGTAGGCGCAGCACCTCGTTCCACACCTCTCGGAACTGCGCGGCATCGTCCGCCAGTCGGGCATCCACGAGCGTCATCTGCAGGCGTACGATGCGGTTCCAGACGTCGAAGAGCTGCACGCCTCGTTCCTCCTCGTAGTACTTGGCCGGTTCGAGCAGCCACTTCTGTTCCGGCTCGTAGGGCATGGACGAGAGGAACGTGTTGCCATGGTGCTTCAGCAGCGGGTGTTGCGACAGTCGGCCGAAGACGTGTTCATTGCCTCTGTTTGTCGGTGCCACTTCCTGGTCGAACTGTTCCTTGTCCAGCGTCAGGGCTTCGTCGGTGATGTTGTAGTCTGCGTTGGGTCCTCGGCTGTTTCCGTCCTGTGTGAGGATGTAGAGTGCGTGGCCGTTGGAGAAGGTGATGCAGTGCTCGAAGCTGAGCAGGTGCTCATAGGGCAGGTACCATCCAGCTGGCGGCTGTCGGCATACCACGTAGTCGCCGATGCCCGTCCTGGGATCGTACTTTCGATGCCCCAGCATCTCCAGCATCTTGAAGGTTGACGGCAGCGTCTTTGTGAGTGCCTGCCCGTATGTGGCCTGTGCCAGTGTGGTGATACCACGTGGCATCAGACGCACGTTCTCATCGACCTCTGCGCCGACGATGAACGACTTGCCGGTACCTCGGCTCCAGACGAGGTACTTCTGGCGCGCGGGCAGCAGCATGAATGTCATCTGCGGCGGGTTTACGCGTATGTCTTCTTCCCAGATGCCCTCTTTCTTCATCTCAGTATCTTTCGAATCGGATCCATAGTTCGAGTTGCCCGTCCTTGCCTTTGGAAGTGAGTGGGGTTGCCTGAGGCTGCCCCACCTCATTGGAGATCTCCACGAAGTCATTGGCCGATACCCGGTGCTGATCCACGCGCGACTGTTTGATGCGGACCGTCACGGCATGGTCATTGATGACAATTCGGTCTATATGCTTCATGTCCATCAGTCGGGACACGAGGCGTTTGTTCGTCAGTTTCTTTTGCATAGCTTTATGAGTTCATGATTTCCGTAGCCTGGGCATCATCGATGGGCGCGTCCATACTTTCGACGAGTGTGGCCACGTCCTCTGCGGAATAGCGTAGCCGGTCGAGGGGGATTTGCATGGTGCGGCCGTCGGCATTGATGATCTGCACCATGAAGAGGTTCCGTTCCATGCGCCGCGGATCCTCGCTGCCCTCCGGCTTCTCGCCGATGATCTCATGCAGCAGTTTCTTGGCGTTGTTCCACTCGCGCAGGTCGCCTCGCATCTTCGCTTCGCGGATGAGCTCCAGCTGGTCCTTGATCTGCCAGCTGCGCCAGAAGTCCCAGTCGAAGTTGAAGTCCGTCTTGAACAGTTCCTTCGCCAGTGCGATGTCACGTCGGACCTGTGTACGGCTGACGCGGTGGCTCTGCAGCATGAGTGTGATGACGTGCGCCTCGTTGGGATATTCCTGCATGAGCATGGCCGCCTGCTGCACCCGCTTCAGTTGCCGTTCCTCCTCAACTGTCTGCAGAGGGTATTGTTCAGGATCCAGGATATGGTTCCGTATGGTCTCGAATCGCTCCTCATCGATGGTTCGTGCACCTCGCTTTGCAATTGCGTTTTTATGCATGGTCGATGGCTTGTTGCATTCTGTTAATGAGTTTCAGAAGCTCCACCTGTGCAGGGTTGCTTCCGTTGTGTGCGGCCTTGACGATGGCCTGCCGCGTCTCCACAAGCTGGCGCAGGTATCCGCGGTAGTATGCCTGTCGCACTTCAGATCCGACGGTTTTCAGCTCCATCAGGAACTCCAGTTCGTCCACTTCCAGATTGATGGCAGCCAGCTGAGGAGGGATAAGCGTGTATCCCATCTGCTCCAGCTGTTCACGTTGTTCCTTGGTCAAATTCATTTTCCAATGTTTTGAGGTCGAAATCGAAGATTTCCTTGGAGGTATAGATGATACCTCGTTCCAGTTTGGGGTTGTGAGTGGCGTTCATCGACGTGACTACGGCGACGTGCCACTCACTATTCCAAAGTAGCGCCACCTTGGCGTGGAGGGCGCAGCACCTGTACTTGCCATGGAATGCCTCTGCGAGGTATGCGAACGGCTTAGGACTGATGCTGCGCACGCGGTTGTCGATGAGGAACCTGATCGATAGCAGCTCTCCCTTTTCTTCTCTACGCTTCAGGGCAGCCAGGCTGTCCTCAGCGATAGAGTAGGAAGAGAGGAACACATGAGCCGGGCCTGTCTGCCGGAGCAGGTAGAGCACGAGCTGAGAAAGGTTGAAAGCCCCCTTGGAGTAGAAATGCTTCTCCAGCCCCGTCTGGATCTGTCCGAGCCCTTTTGGCGCGAGCAGCATGGTGGCCACCATCTCACTGCGGTCGGCGAAATCGCAGGCGCAGACCTTGCCCGCTGTCGGCTGCATAGCCGGTGTGGGCAGCGTGGTTTCAGGGGAGGAGATATGGTATAGCATTATCCGAATTTAGCGATGACCATGTCAATAGCCTCGATTTCTTTTCGGATGTTCTCAGCGCGAGTCTCGAGCTTCACGCGTTCGGGTCCTTCTGGCATGGGGTTCTCTGCTTCCAGCTTCTTCTCGCTCTGGTAGAGCAGTTTATTCTCGGTGCGAAGGAGGCGCACCTGTGCGTTCTTCTTCAGCTTCAGCAGTTCGTCGCGGCTCTTGCCTTCGAGTTCACCAGGGGCCATCCCAGCAGGGGAGTCGGAGGTATGATCCGCAGGACTGTTGGTGGCAGCAGAGTTTTCGGATGAAGTGGAGTCTATGGCTGTGGAGGACTCCTCCAGGGCCTTGACGACATCTTCCTCCGAAATGTCTGCACCACTCTGGTATCGCTCATAGAGCGGATAGAGGCGCTCCATCAGGGCTGTGCACTGTTCGATTTCGTCGGAGAGCTTTTTGCGTCGTGCCATGGATTCCTCGTCGTTCTGCTCGCCAGCCTCTCGCATGAGGCGCATGGCTTTCTCTCGGTTGCGGTAGGCTACGGCATAGGAATAGACAATCTTGGGAGCCACTTTTTCCTTAGTCTGGATTTCTCCGGTTTCCATCTTCTCCGCGACCTTCATGATGTCCAGCTGCTGCTGCTCGTCCTGATCGGCGGGAGCTTCCTGTCCGTCGAATACGTGCAGCTCTGCATCCGTATCGGGCACATCCATGGTAAATCCGAAAGCCTTGACGTACTCCCGCATCTGGAATTCCAGCCGTTCCCGTGCAGCAGGTCCTTGGTCGCCGTCGCGTTCAAGCTTTAGAATGACAGCCGGTTTGAAGGCTGCCTCTTTCAGAATGGACAGCCCTTCGCTGAAAATTCTCTTTGTTCCATTCAGCCAGTCTGCGGCTTTCTGGAAGGTACTTTGTTGCATTTTCATAATTCCTAATTTTGATGAAACGCTGCAAAGATACTGCGTTTTCGGTAGCGGTTGTAGGACATTGGATAATAATAGAGAGGTCGCCCGAGTAACCATACTTACTCAGGCGACCAAACTCAGCTAATTATGCAAGGGCTCTTAGGGCTGTGCCGTTCCGCTCGTTTTTTCCTCCAGGATGTTCACTGTGTCACCGTCGTAGACCAGCTTGCGGGGGCATGCGTAGGTGAATCGCAGCGGTACGTTGTTCTTATCCGTTACAGCCGTACCGGTGGTGCTGGCATCGGCTGCAATCATCTTGGCTGCATTGAGGGAGTCGCCCATGAGGTAGCAGACGCCGTTCTTGTCCTTGACGATGATCACGAGCTTTCGGCCACGGATGGCATTCTCGAAACCGAAGATTGTCGCATTCATCTTGGCGCGGGAGATGTCGAGCTGGTAGAGGTAAGACTCAGCGCCCTGCTCGCCCTGCTGCGTGATGGTGAATGTGCCGGTTTCATCGGTATAGACGACCTTGAAGAACTTTTTGCCCGTTTTCTGGACAATATCGCCATTCCATGTACCAGCGTCAGCAAGTGACATTGTCGAGCTATCGCCAGCTGGAGCTGGAAGCTTAGGCCATGTGGCGACATCCTCAGCGTAGCCAATATAGATTTCTTGGACAAGTCCTCCAACGTTGTCTATGTCAGCGCAGTTGATGGCTTCATCAATATCTGCGAGTGCAATGCAGTTGTTCATAAGACTATTGCATTAGAGGTTAGACATTGCGGACGTAGTATGTGGTGTTGCTCTGCACGGTCTCGTCCGTTGCGAGCACGTACTTGGTACCTTCCTTGACGAACCAGCCTTCCTCGATGGGTTTCTTGCCGGTGGTTTCGGTGGCTGTGCTGTAGGTGACGATGGGTCGTTCGTTGCAGCAGTAGATGAGCCCGTTGATGCTCACCAGCTGGAAGCCGATGACGTAGCTGCCCGTGGCCGTGTAGTGGTAGGGGTTGCCACTGGCGAAGGGGGTCAGCTGCTTCATGTCGGAGGACTTGTCGAAGCCGTAGAAGATGGTGCGTGGGAGCATCAGCTGGATGAACTGGGAGCCTGCGGGCATGTAGGGTACCACCACGAGCTTCACCTTCTTGCCAGTATTGCGCAGGTAGGTGGTCTCCTCGGTGGCCTCGCCCGTGGTGCCTGTGACGTGCACGCCCTGATCCTCGAGCCAATCGACGTAGAGATCCATGACGTCGGAGCTGATCCACATCTCAGAAGGCTTGTCGCGGAAGCTCTTGGGTCGGCTGCGCCACATGGCCAGCATTTTGTCGCCCACGTTTGCGCGGGTCAGTTCGCCTGTCTCGTACATGTTGCCCTTGGCCACGGAGATATTGCCGGCGGCAATCTCCTTCTCAACGATAGTGAGTGGGCCGTCGAATGCATACTGTACGCCGTCCTTCAGCTTCGCCTCGTTGCGCATGGCACAGAGCAATGCGGCGGCTAGGTCCTCAGAGGCACACTGGATGCCGTAGTTGTTCAGCCAGATTTCGAAGGGATGCGTGTTGGGGATGAGTCCGGCGGCGATGTCGCCCAGGTACCAGCGGCGGTAGCGCTCGGGCTCGTCGTCCATCTCCATGACCACGCGGTGGACGGTCAGTGTGCGGGGCACGATGCGCCCGCTCTTCAGCTGGCCCAGGAACTCGCCCGTGTAGCCGCGGCTCACGCTGCCCAGTTCCGTGCGTCCGATGGTGATGCTGTCCTTCACACCCGGCAGGGGAGCGAAGAGCGAGAGCAGGCGGTCTGCCTCCTTGTCGCGGATAGACACCAGCAGATCCTGATGCTTTTTCACGGCGGCTTGCACCGCAGTGATGTCAATAGGTTTTGTCAGATCCATAGTTGTAAGGTGTTAATGAGGTTAGAGATTCTTAGCCTCCTGGTTGACCTCATCCTTTGCGGAGTCGGACAGTTCCTCGGCTTTCTTCTGGTCTTCCGTTTTCTCCAGGGGAGCCGGAGTGACGGGAGCCATGAGGGGCGTGCGGTCGAGCACGGTCTTCACGGCCATGACCTTGTTCTTCAGTCCGTCGATAGACTTCACGTTGTCGCTGATGGCATCGAGGGCCTCGGTGGCCTCCTTGACAGCCTGGTCTGCGACCTTCTTCTGTGCCAGCGCGTCCTCGATGGTCTGCAGCTGGTCCTGGGTGAGCGTGACCTTACCGTCCTCGCCCGCCTGTAGCGCTGTTACTGTGAGCAGCGCATTGATGAGAAGAAATTGCTTTTTCATTTCACTGTTGTTTTGGGGGTGTTTGTCGGTTTCATTGTTCTCTATAGTTTTCTCCGGCTGTCGAGCACCGAAGAGTTCCGTCACGATGTTGCGCACACGGGCCACCAGGCCTTCATCCTCCAGCTGTTCCTTCACTTCCGGGACGTCGGGCATCTGCAGTGCAGCATGGTTCTCGACCACGAACTGTCGCACCTCGTTCGTCATGCTCTTGGCGCCGTGGATGATTGCATCGACGAAGCCCAGATTCAGCACCTCCTGAGCGGTGAGGTACTTTTCCTCCTTCATGAGGTCGAGCACCTTTGCCAGATTGGTATCCTTGCCGTTGGCGGTAGCCTTGTCCAGATACTTGCGGGCGATGATGAGATCGGTGGCCTCTGCCAGCTTCTTCGACTTCTGCAGGTCGAGGATGGTGCGTTCCAGCTCGTCGGCATTCAGGCTTGCATAGATGCTCACACCCACGCTGGCCTGATGGCACAGCCACAGGGCATCGTCGGCAATCTCCACGCGCTTGGCGCCATAGGCCATCCATGTCACGGCACTGGCGCAGAACGCCAGCAGGCGCACTGTCACGTTCCCGTGGTCATGAATCTCTTTTGATATCATCATAGCGTCGTTTACTGAGCCTCCGAGGCTGTTCACCTCGATGATGACCTCATCCTTGGCGTGTTCAGCGAGGAACGAGCGTACGCGCCACAGCTGCCAGCCGTAGCTGTCGATGGGGTTGTAGATTTTCAGAGTAGCTTGTTTCATGGGTAAAAAAAAGAATTGCACTGCAAAGATAATCCCTTGCAGCGCATCATCCAAGAGACAGGTTCCCTTCCAATAATCTCTTTTCAGGCTATTTCTCAACCCCTGCCCGCCCATGCGGGTTGATGTGTCGGTTTGCCCGCCGGGTCAGTCAAACTCCAGCGCACCCACGTCCACAATCATGCTCGACATGGCCTCTGTGGCCTGAAGACGGAACGCCGTGCCGTTGCGCGTCGAGGGCGTCCCCGTGTTCTTCGAGCTGATGAAGTGCAGCGGCACTTCCCGCGTCCCACTCATCAGCACGGTGCCGTTGGCATCCCGGTGCACGGCAATCCACTCGCCGCGTTCCAGCTCTGCCACGGTCACGAGGTTATCCATCCGTGGAATGAAGCCCGAAATGCTGACAGCGTAAGCCAAGCCGCCTTCCTCCAGCGTCATATCCTCCGTGAACTGGAAGTCATCACCCCCATACACCTCTATATTATATACGCGCGCGAAGTCATCCAGTACCGGGCGCACGCACCTGTTTGCCACGTTCGTATCCACCCGCAGTACATCTGCTGCCTCGATGAGATACAGGCGGCTCATCCCGCCCACGTTGTCGAAGTTGAATTCAATGGTTTTCATACACTGCTAACCCTTTTTCGGTGATTGTCCCAAAAGTAGACAATTGCACCATAATTTTTTCTATGATTTCACGCTCCAGCTGTGTTTTTATGGTCTTTTTGCTTGTTGTGGACTGGTTCCTGTTCCAAATCTTGCGGATGGAGTCGTAGGGCCACGTCTCCTCCGTCTGGTGGAATTTGCGATAGAAAGCACGGATGCTGGCGGCAACATCGCCACTGATCATGTAGTGTGCCGTGAGGAACGTTAAGAGGATGCCCTTGCAGCGCAGTTCCAACAGCTTGGCCAGTGCCGCTTCATCTGTCGCCGACAATGCCCAGCCGCTGCGTGCAAAACGGGAAGCACTCACCTCGATGGCCACCTTGGCAGAACGGTAGCCGTATTTCCGTGTCTCTGTGCGCTTGTCATAGCGGTGGTTGCTCTTGACCAAACGCGGTGTGAAGAAGGCCATCAGTCCCGGATCGCCGGAGATGTTGACCAGATTCTTGATGTCGGGATCCTCCACGCCAAAGTTATCGACGAGGTAGCGGCAGACATACTGGGCGACATGCACCCAGACCACATAACGGCTTTTTTTATCCTTCCGAGCCTCTTTCATGCCGCAAAGATATAAAATATTTCCGATACATTTACGCCATCCTATACAATTTCGTGCAAAAAATGTGTAAAACTGTAACCAAGACGCAAAAATACCTAATATTTTGAAAACCAATAGATACAAAAAGCATCATGAAAGGTGTTACAGTTTTCTGTCGGCATTGGCAATGTGTAACCAGCGGTTCTGTAACCGTCATCCTCCTGTCAGTTACACTTTTCCTCAAAAGTGTAACCGAAAGTGTAACCGAAAGTGTAACATGTATAACTCCATTCTTTTTCAAAAGATTATCCCTTTTTCTCAGTCTAAGTTACAAAGTTACAATTTTTTTGTAGAAAAATAGGGATGGGGAACGGGGAAGTCGGCCACGCCACACGCGCCTTGGGGTAGTAAAAAGCGACCGGGCCGATGCATCGCGCACCAGTCCGGCCAACAGGCAGGTGATAAAGAAAGTTACATGTGGGGTGAAGATTTCGCGCCTACCGCCACCGGGCATGAAGGCGTGGCCATGGCCACAGCCTGACGGCTCAGGGTGGGCGGGGCGCGGTAGGCGCGAAATCGGTGGGGTGCTACACTCATGGTGGGAAAGGATAGTCGTTGTCGTTGAAGTCCAGCTCGCGCTCTCTGTCCTCATGGCCGCTGCTGCGGTCAGCGTGCCGGTCTGTTTCGCCGACGGGAAGCTCTGGCCGCACGCCGCCCTCGATGGTCTTGAAATAGAGCATCTCCGTGCTCTTGCCGCCACTGTCCTTGCCGATGATGCGTCCCTGGTTGTTGCACAGCTCTGGGGGATTCATCACCAGCCATCCGGCATTGTACTTGGCAAAGCCGTCCAAGGCCTGTTTGAAGCGGTGAGGGCTCCACTTCGTGTTTTGTGTGAAGAAACGGTAGTCGTTGAACACCTCCTGGCGCACAAGCATACAGTTCAGGTGGCCGGCCGACGGGGCGAAGTACGTGGCCGCCCAGTCCTCGAAGTTCGAGCCCATGTTGGCCTTGTACTGACGCAGCTTGATGTCGCGCATGGGAGGCTGCAGCTTCACGTTCTCGTGAACCAGACTCAGGTAGAAGCGGCAGCACTGCAGCAGGAAGTTGAAGTCGGCGTTCCATTCGTCCTCGGTGTACTCCACCCCGAATAGATCCTTGCCGAAGTCGCTCTTGATGCTGCGGCTTTCGCGGTAGTCGTTCTTCTCGCCCGCCTCGTGGTAGTAGTCCGAGAACACCACGAACAGCAGGCGCGCCTCCATCGAGGCGTCGATGTCGCTCGGGACGTAGTTGGTGGTGAAGGCGAATTTCGGGCTCTCCTCGGCACTCAGCGTGTAGCTCTGGTTGTTCTTGGGGTTGATGACCATGTCGTCGGTGATGCTGTCGAACAGGCGCCGCACGTCGAAGAACTGCGAGCAGTCGTCGATGCGGATCAGGTCCGTGTGGCGTGTCACCTGGTCGAACACGTGTGGGTTGTCCATAAGGCGCGGGTCGCGGCCGGAAAGCTTCACCGTCTTCATCAGCTGCGCCACGCTCTTCACGAAGAAGCTCTTGCCGCTTCGCCCGTTGCACTCGCCTTCCTGACCCACCTTGTTGTCCATGCAGTACGGAGCCCACGACCGGCTCGGAGCCTTGTATCTGTGCAGCATGTAGCCGATGGCAAAGAGCTTGGCGATGAGGTTCTGCTTCTGCTCTGCAATCTCCTCCGGAGTGAGGCCTTCGCCCGCAATGTCGAAATGGTGACGCCGACGGTATTCCTCTGCCTCCGTCTCGCTCTCCCCTTCCAGATTCGTCTCCAGCTCCTTCCGCCAGTATATCCGCGACGAGTTGATGACATACCCCATCAGCTTTGACGCCACCCAGCTGCAGTCCTTCACGGCCGCCCCGTTGCCGCCCACACCGGCATTGCCCCCATTGGTCGCCCCGTTGCTGCTCGCTCCGGCATTGCCTCCATTGGCCGCCCCCTTCGAGGCCATCGTGCCCGCCGCTTTTCCGGCGGGCTGCATTATCTCGATGTCCCATCGCTCACTGCCGTCCATCCCCCGGCTCCTCTTCACCTCGAACATATCCCCCAGCTTCTTGAAGCGGTGGCCCTGCACGTCGTGCTCCCACACATAATGTCCCGTGGCGCCCTCCTCGATTCCGTCGCCTGTCACCCGCACGGCCTCGTTCTCGAAGAAGAACAGCTGGCTCCCCGCCGTGCTCGACGTAAAGTCCAAATCCACCTCCTTCAGCGACTCCAGGGCCTGGCCTTGAATCTTCGGGCTGTTGAGTATCGTGTTCCTCACCTCGCGCGGCAGATACTGGTTCTCGCTCCAAGAGATGATAAACTCACGGATGTCCTTTGCCGTGATCCGCCGCACCACATGCCCCATGATCCGCACGTACTGCGTCGCAGCGATGTCGTCGTCGTGCAGTGTCTGGAAGCCGTTCAGCCGCAGGAACTCATGCAGACACACCGTGTCGATGTGGTAGTCCGTCTTCTGCGTCCGCTTGTTCACCGACTCCACCCAGAACTTAGCCGGGGTGGCCATGTTCAGCAGCTGCCGGAAAGCTTTCGGACCTTGGTTGTCCTTTGCCTCCATCCAGTCCCGGAAATCCTTGTAACCCTTGCCGCGCATGTCTGTGAACTGACCCATGTACTTCTGAGGCAGCCACACAGTGTGAATCTCGTTGAAGCGCAGCGCAAGCGCAGTGCCGCGCCGCACGCCCGTCTCGTCGATGTCCGGGATATTGTACAGTGTCTCCACGTACTTCCTGATCTCGCGCATTTCACCCTCGCTCACGTCGTAGGTCTCCGAGTTGAACCACAGAGGCCAGTAGCCCAGCGAGCGGCAGCACAGTGCATCCCGCTCACCCGAGCAGATGAATGCCTCTGGCAGCTTCTTCTCCTTGTAGGGCTTGCCCTCGTTCCGCGCCTCGTTGCTCCATGCTGACTCCTCCTCTGCATTCCAGCGCCGCCACTCCTCCTTCAGCTCCCACAGTCCATTCACGTATCGCTTAGGCTTTGCGCCCGCTGGCCAGTAGGAGAAACGAAATCCCTTGTCATAGTTCAGCGGTTCATAAATCTTGAAGAAACGCCCCTCGCCATCCCCTCCTATCACGCACTCCCGCATGAATATCGGGTAAGTATTCGTCGAATACTTCACATGCACCCGCCTGTCCTTCACCCTCGCCCACCACTTCACCGAGTGCCAGTGCAGCGCATCAACATGCTCCTGCTTCACCAGCGGCCCTAAAAGCCGCAGCTCGTCCGCCGTCATCACCTCGTTCAGCTCGTAGAACTGCGACCCCTCCTTCTCTTCAGGACGCGCGTCACGCACCTCCAGCCGCGGACGGTTAACATCCCTCTTCAGCTCGTCCGTAACACCGTAGCGCGCCGCCAGCTTCAGCACCGCCTCGCGGAACGTCAGGTGCTCCTCCTTCATGGCCACGTCGATGGCGTTCAGCTCATGCCCGTCGTCGCCGAAGTCTGTAACCATCCAGAGGCCGGAGTCTGCTTTCTGTCTCAGCGTAGCCGAAGGGGTGCGCTCGTCACGCCTCATGCGGAACTTGTTTTTTGTACCTACAACAGCCTGCGCCTGAGGGTAGTAGTCCAGGATGATGCGCAACCCGCCATCAGTCCTTTGAAGTACGTCTTCCTTCTTGATCATGTCCGACACCTGTTTTGATATTGACCTTGGACGATTAAGCCGTCAACAGTCTTATAAGCAGCTTTGAACTAGTTAAGTAGAGCGTTCTTACGCTTAATCTCGCCAAACATTTGCCTGAATACCAGCTCGCCTTGGATGACCCATTTCGTGCGACGGCGGCTTCTCCTGCCCCAATATGGGAAAGTCCTGTACGCTGTGGCCCAAACTGAGTCGAAAACATTATTATCTTCATATCTTCTTATTGTTAATAAGTTACGAGGTCATAGACGCCAGTCATGCGTCGATTACCTCTTGGATGATATCTATCACATCACTCTCCAGGCTGTCAGCAGCTGTCTGAAGATTGTCAATGTTTTCCTGCATGGCATCGCCACGCTCACTTTCCTGTAAGCCTTCCGGCAGATTGTCGAAGGCTTCCTGTTCCTCATCAATGACAGCATCGATGCTGTCCTTGAGTACTGACAACTGTTCGATTAAGTCCGTCAGTGTCTTTCGTCTTGCTTTATTCATATTCGTAATGGTTTTATTTGTCTTCTTTCTCAGGCTTTAGATAATGACTGTAGTTTCTTGCCAGTCATTGGGCATATATCACCAACAGGAGCTGCACCATCTTTCAGTCCAAAATCGCAACTCTGAGTATCTGCTCCTGTAGAGTGCCAGCCATTGACTGGAGTATATCCATGCTCACAATTTAAACACTTACGTTTCATATCTCATTCATTGTGAATCTTTCCCTGTTGACGTAGGTTACAGTATTGCTGTGTTTGCCTGTCATGATTCCAATTTGCGAAGCACACGTCTGAGCAGAATTGCTTCGTTCTTGTAAGCACAGCTCCATCCTTGCGCAACGTATCATCAATCGGTCTTTTTCGCGGGTAGCGGATTATAGTGTGACCGCAATAATCGCATGTTACCTCAAACCATTTCAAAATCATAGTTCATTAGTTTTTTAGTTTTTGATGACGTGATCTTCGGCAGATTGAGCGGAAGTCTCAAACTTGATATCAAACGCCGGCAACCGTTCATTGTTACTCCGTAAACGGCACCGACCCTCACCGTCCCACGTCACCGCCACCACCTTATCGAGGTAGCCGCCAGCCACAGTCACACGCATCTTCACCGTCCCCATCACATAATTCACCCGCTGGCCGCCATTCGCACGGTACCGCACCTCGTCAATCACCGCCCCGGCGGGCAGGTTCTGCTCATAATGAGCAATACTATAACCTTTCTTTTCCATAATAGATAAGTAAAAATAGTTAATAAAAACTTTGATAGTTACATCATCCGTATAAATTCTCCTTCACATCGCCGAGGACCCGTACAACTCCCTCGTACCTATCCTTTGCCCAGGGACACCTGTCCCAGTTAACCCGGACAAGTGACAATGCCGCCTCATTCAGTAGCAATATAGCGTCCGATGCGTTCCTGAAATCTTGTATATTCATATTACCAATCATTCAAACAAATACAACTGCATTGCATCCTGTAGCTTCAGCATCTCGTCAGGCTGCATGTTCAGTGCCCGTGATATGCGCACAATCTCTTCCTGTGTCGGCTGCACATAACCATGAGCCAGCCGCTGGAACCTCACGCTGCTCATCCCCGCACGCTCATAAAACGCCCTGTTCGGGGCAAACAGCGTTTCGTCGCCAAATTTAGTGCGAAGCATCAATGTCACGATGGGACGAGCCAGCACACGGCGCACAGGAATCCGGTTCCGGTACATATACAGCTGCACCGCCAGAGCCGAACGACCAGGCAGCAGCTCAGCAATACCCTTGAAGCTACGGACACCGGCGTTCAGCCGAACGATCCGGTCCTCCTCAGCACTCCATCTCTTTGAACCTTGAACCCGTCCCATAGCTATTCCACCCTTACCCGTCTCCAGATATTCTCCTCAGGAATTCCAGCCTGAACAAGAATCTCCGTGATCCTTTCATACACTGGCAGCTTGATGTCCAGGAATCCCTTCCGTAGCGCAGTATAGAAGGAAGTCTTGCTGCATGGATTGATGGCTTTTATCAATTGCTCACGTACCTCTTTCGTCTGTGCCGTGGGCACAAGGCCGAAACCATTATCAAAAAAAAACCTGTAATGTTGCGTCATAATGTCAATTTTTATATACATTTGTAGTAAGAATTATGAATTTTGGGGCAAAATTATATAATATATCCGATATAACAAAACTTTTATCGAAAAGATTTATCATTATGGAAGAAAAAATAATTCAAGCAAGACTTAAGGCCGTGTGTGAAGCACTCGGCATTTCTATGCGGCAATTCTCTTTAAGTATTGGTCGTTCAGCAGGTTTTATCAACTCTCTTCGTAAAACAAAGGGCGATGGCATTACTTCCGACCTACTGTCAAAAATATCCGAAGTATATCCAATGGTCAACAGAGACTATATTCTGGAAGGAAATGGTGAACCTCTGCTTGATGAGACCGACACCCTCTCTGTCTTTCCCCACACTTTCCAGCCACAAGCGGACAACTACAAAGAGCTTTGCATGGCCTACCGTCAAGACCTTGCAGATGCCCGTGAAGAAATCAAGAGACTTCGGGATGCTTACTACAAGCTCATGGAAGCGAACAACAAACTTTTGGCAGACTATGCCTCCCTCTCAGCATTCCTCCTTACTTCTCAGAAGCCTGTATCAATTCAGGCGGCATCACAATCCGTGTGCCGAGACAATATAGAGACAAAAAAAGCTTAATATGGCAACGATTATCATATTAAATTATTGATTTTCAATTTTCACATTTCTACCTAGCAACCAGCACATGTTCACCTCTTTCCGACCTAGAGTGTGATAAGGCGTTGGATGACAACGCCTTATCACGTTTTTAGGGGCGAAAGTCACTGGGACAAAATAGTGGCTCACATTGTTGATATATCGGTAATGCACCATGTCGCGCATCTGCATCTCGTAGCCAGAGTCCCATGGAATGAACCTAATAGCGGTCTGCACTTCGAGACATTGACTTGATCATCAGCTGGCGACACCTTGCCAACGGCTTTGGGCTACATACACATCCCCAAGCGAGGCACTTGCATCCCCTGGGCGAAGCACTTGCATCCCCTGGGCGAGGCACTTGCATCCCCTAGGCGAAGCACTTGCATCCCCTGGGCGAGGCACTTGCATCCCCTAGGCGAGGCACTTGCATCCCCTAGGCGAGGCACTTGCATCCCCTAGGGGAGTTAGCAAACTCGCCTAGGGGAGTTAGTAAACTCGCCTAGGCGAGTATTGTAACTCCCCTAGGGGATGTGTAGCGACCTTCTCATGGAATGATCCAGACATGCCAGTCAGGTGAAGTGAACTTGCTTGCAGAGTGGAGCTAACTTGCTAATGGAACGGGCCGAAGCTGCTCGTAGTATAAGGTAGCGACCCTGCTCATGTGACGGCCTGTCGTGAAGCCGTCACTTAAGCATCACGATGGTAGGGTCGTCGGGCTGCGTGGCGATTTGTTCGTTAAGGAGCAGCTCGTGCAGCGTGTGTCCGATTTGGTCTGGTGATGCAGACGGGATCTTTATGTCGCGCACAAACGTCGGCCCGTTCTGCTTGAGGAGTTCAATGATTACCTTGCTGAGCCGGCTGATGTCGGCATCGGTGATGGAAAGCTCAGGCATGGTGCCTCCCCTGCAGTTGTCGCATATCCCGCACTCCTTGGCGTTGTGTTCTCCGAAGTAGTTGAGCAGCAGTGTGCTGCGGCAGTATGGGCTGTTGATATAAGAGATCATCGTCTCAATCCGCTTCTCCATCTGTGCGCGTCGCTCTTGGTAGATGGAAGGTTGCAGCGTTATCTCCTCCGGCTCGATGCGCCGGCTCACGAATGTGATGTGCGGCACGAAGGTACGTGGTATGAAGCGTATGACATGCTGTCGGCTCAGAGCCACCAGAGCCTCGCTCACTACGGTCTCGGCCACGCCGAGTTCTTCGGCGATGTGTGCCTCAGAGATGTAAACATACTCGCTGAAGACTCCTGTGTGGTGACGCAGTATGAAATACATCACGCGGTCTTCAGTGGGCTTTAGGTGCAGGTCGTAGAGTTCGTCGCGCCGCATGACAAACATCACTCTGCTGCGACTCTCCTCGGGGTTTTGCCACGAGATATATCCTGCGCGGTCGAGTAGCATCAATGCACTGTATGCCCGGTTGGGGTAGTGTCGGAAGTTGACGCAGAACTGTCTGATGTCGAACTCGCGTGTCACGCCCTCGCCGTCGCCCATTGCCATCTGCAGGAAGAGGCACATATCCTCATACACCCGTCGCACGTAGGCGATGGGCGGAAATGTCTCTTCGATGCGGTTGTGCAGCACGGAGGCGGAGCGTCTGTCCACGAGCAGGCATGCATGTGCCATCTGCCCGTCGCGCCCGGCACGTCCCGCCTCCTGGAAGTATGCCTCTGGCGAGTCGGGCACATCGACGTGTATGACAAGGCGTACATCGGCCTTGTCGATGCCCATCCCGAATGCGTTTGTGGCCACCATGACACGTATGTCGCCATGCTGGAACTGCTCCTGCCGGAGGGTCTTGTCGGCGTGCCGTATGCCTGCGTGGTAGAATGTTGCCGCCGTGCCGTGGGTCGTCAGCCATTCGGCGATGGCCTCTGTCTTCTGGCGACTGCGGGTGTAGATGATGGCAGCTCCCGGGAAGGTGTTGAGCAAAGTGGCTATTTCCTCCTCGGCGGAACCCCGTATGCGCTTGACGTTGTATGAGAGGTTCTTGCGCATGAAACTCATCTTGAAGACATTGGGCTCCTTGAACTGCAGCTGTCGCTGTATGTCTGTCACTACCTCTGGCGTTGCCGTTGCCGTGAGTGCCAGCACGGGCCGCCCGGGCAAGATGCGACGTATGTCGGCTATTGTGCGGTAGGCGGGTCTGAAGTCGAAGCCCCACTGCGAGATGCAGTGTGCCTCATCGACGGCGATAAACGAAATATCCATCCTGCGCACACGAGCCATGAACAGTTCCGAGCTGAGCCTCTCTGGCGAGACGTATAGGAACTTATAGTGGCCGAAGGTGCAGTTGTCGAGGGCAATGAGCACTTCGTCGTGGCTCATGCCGGTGTATATGGCTTGTGCGAGAATGCCTTTGCGCTTAAGGTTTGCCACTTGATCCTTCATCAACGCTATTAGCGGTGACACCACGAGGCACAACCCCGGCATCGTCATGGCCGGCACCTGGAAGGTGATGCTCTTGCCGCCGCCCGTGGGCATCAGGCCGAGGGTGTCGCGGCCGGCACAGATGCTCTCGATGATTTCCAGCTGAATGCCCCGAAAATCATCGTAGCCCCAGTACTTTTTGAGAACAGCACGCAGGTCGCTGGCGTTCATTGCTCACAGGGTCGTAAGTCCTCAATCTGGAGTTGCACCTCTCCGCGCTTGTGGGTGTTCTCCTCCACACTATATACGATGTCGAAGGGGTGCTTGGTCTTTATGAAGCGCACCTGAGAGCTCTGTCCGAATGCTATTCCGCTGACGACGTTAGAGCTGTGGTTATCTACGAGCTCGAGCTTGATGTGTTCTTGGTTGTGTCCCACGACCTTGCTGGTGCCATAGTCATAGACATGGCGTGTGCAGAAGAGGGGCTTGGGGTTGTCGGGACCGAACGGTGCGAAGCGCTTGAGGTCTGTGACAAAGCGGTGGCTTATGTCCCGGAAGTCGAGCATGGCATCGATGTTAAGCTCAGCCTGTATCTGCGTATCTTCGATGTGCGCCTCCACATATGCCTCGAAGCGACGCTTGAACTCCGGCACGTTCTCCACACGCATGCTGAGTCCTGCGGCGTAGGTGTGGCCTCCGAAGTTCTCCAGCAGGTCGCGGCAGCTCTCTATGGCCTTATAGACATCGAAGCCAGAGACACTGCGTGCGGAACCCGTTGCCATGTCCTCGGTGCGTGTCAGCACGACGGACGGTCGCGTGTAAATCTCGGTGAGTCGCGATGCCACGATGCCTATTACTCCCTTGTGCCACTCGGGGTTGTAGATGACGATGCTCCGCTTCTCGTGGGCGTGGTCGAGCTTATCGACGATGAGGTTGGCCTCATGTGTCATCTCTTTGTCGAGATCCTTGCGCTGGTCGTTGTAGGCGTTGACCTGAAGCGCCATACGGTGTGCCCGCCACGGGTCGCGTTCTACGAGCAGCGCCACGGCCTCGCGTCCGTTCTGCATGCGTCCGGAGGCGTTGATGCGGGGTCCTATCTTGAAGATGATGTCGCTCATGGTGAGTTCTCTGTCGGCGATGCCGCAGATCTCTATGATGGCCTTGAGCCCCACGCTGGGGTTGATGTTGATTTGCTTGAGGCCGTGGTAGGCCAGGATGCGGTTCTCGCCCATGATGGGCACTATGTCCGACGCTATGCTCACGGCACAGAGGTCGAGCAGCGGCGTGAGCTGGCTGAGTGGTATGCCGTTGTTGATGGCGAAGGCCTGCATCAGCTTGAAGCCCACCCCGCATCCCGAGAGGTGCTCGTATGGGTATGTGGCATCCAAGCGTTTGGCATTGAGTATTGCCACTGCCGGTGGCAGCTCGTCGCCAGGCACGTGGTGGTCGCAGATGATGAAATCGATGCCCAGACTCTTGGCGTAGGCTATCTCCTCGTTGGCCTTGATGCCGCAGTCGAGCACGATGATGAGCCCCACGCCTGTCTCGTGGGCGAAATCCACACCTTTATGGCTCACGCCGTAGCCCTCCTCGTAGCGGTCGGGAATGTAGTAGTCGAGATTCGACGTGAACTGTTGCAGGAATCTATAGACCAGTGCCACTGCCGTGCACCCGTCCACGTCGTAGTCGCCATATACGAGTATGCGCTCCTTGCGCCCCAGGGCGGTGTTGAGCCTCGCCACCGCCACCTGCATGTCGCGAAAGAGGAAGGGATCGATGAGCTCGCCGAGCAGCGGCCGGAAGAAGTGCTTGGCCTCCGCCGGCGTATTGAGTCCGCGGTCGAGCAGCAGCCGCCCCAGCGCGGGGTGTATCCCCACGTCGCGTGCCAATGCCTTAGCCGCTTCCTCGCGCTCTGGTGTAGGAGGTCGGTAGTTCCATATGTACTTCAT